ACCGGCGGCACGGCTACGGTATCCATTGGCGTGATTGCCTCCAATATTGCACCCGTGACCGTTGCCAGCCCAACCGTAGCAGGCGTGTATTATGTGGATGTGACCGCTACCCTATCCAGCGGCGATAAGTCCGTAGCGCGCCTGATTATCCCGGTATCCTGGTCGTCCGTGCGGGCGGGCATGACAGATTTGGTACAGCAATTGCGCGGGTTATCCGACGTATCTGTCAATGATTTCACCATTGCGGGGGTGGCGTATTGGAGCGACCGCCACTTGCAAGACTTCCTCGATAAGTACCGCCAGGACTTCTACGAGGAGGACTTGACCGCCATCCAGCAGACCCGCAACGGCACGGCCTACGTTCTGGAGTATCAATCGCAGTATGGCAACCTGGAGAACATCGCGTCGGGTACGAGCGTGTTCAAGATTGACGACGCGGCGGGGAGTATCTTACCGGGGACGATGTGGACGGCGGATTATATGCGCGGGCACGTCACGTTCAACGCTAATACACTCGGATCATCCGTAATCCTGACCGGGCGCTCCTACGATCTGAACGCGGCCGCGGCGGATGTGTGGCGGGTGAAGGCTGCCAACGCCGCTAAGATGTATAGCTTCTCGACCGACGGTCAATCCTACCAGCGCAATCAGTTTATGCAGAACTGTATCCAGATGGCGCAGTATTACGAGGGCATGGCGGCGCCTACTAACATCAGCCTATACCGCTCTGATAATGTCGCAACAGGAATAAACGACTATGACGAGTAGTGCGCTTACCACCGCCGAGTTAGTCTCTATGCGTGCAACGATTGACGCCGCTCTGCCCGATACGGCCAATATTCTTAACGTTACCTACACCCCGGACGGGCAGGGCGGCTATACCGATAATTGGGGTACGGCATCGGTATCTGTGCCTTGCCGCCTGGCCTTCGAGCGTGGGCTGGAGACAATAGCGGGCGGCGGGTTGCAGCCCTTTGCGGGTCTGGTGCTGACCATGCCATACAATACCGCGCTGACCACCGCCAACCGGGTGGAGCAAGGCGGGGTGCTGTATGACGTGAAGTCGGTCGATACGGGGAAATCTAACAATCTGTGCGTGCGGGCGCAGGTGGGGAAGATCGGGATTGTAAGCACGGTTTATGTGCCGCCGGTGGTTACCCTGGCTGCATTGCGGGATATATTCACGACTGAGTTACCCAGGCACGAGATAAATGGCACAATGTCGGAGCCGGGGCACGGGAAGCGGTTTGTAAAAGATATCGAATGGGTTATCAATCTTATCGAGGGTAGATTGCGCGGGGGCGGGCAACCACTCAGCGCAGTTTGGGGTGATGGCCGCATCTATTGGACTGATGATGCGGCGGCGGGCTTTACGCGCCTGACCGGGCGCACTCTGGTTGGTTTGATCGTTCCCGAGGATACAATCACGACCTGTGATATTGCTTTTGGGTGGGATATTGCCACGAATACCGCTGACCCGCGCACGGTTGGTCATGGCTGGCTGATAGAGAACGGCGGGCAATTGATGGTGATTAACCCTGGCGTGAAAACTACCATCGAAGGCACAACGCGCAATATTCGCCCGATCCAGTATCTTGTAATGATTGCCTTGAATGACGTGGGGGCTTACACCCTGATTAGTTCCCTGGCGGCTTATATTGGTACTGGCTCAACCGACCCGTTGGGCATCCCGGCCTATCCATCGGCGCGCCTGTTATGGTCGGATTACGGCGGTACTACCACGCCGCTTTACCCGTATATGTCCAGTTTGTCTACGTTAGGTTATCCTAACGGGAATTCACTCGAAGATATTCGGATTATAGATGTTTCGACCTGGACGGCGGCCGACTTCCTAGCAACGGCGGCAGACCGTTTTACCCGTGATGATAGTACCACCAGCGCCGGTCCTGGATGGACGGCGGTAGCGGGGACCTGGGGCATATCGTCTAATCAGGCATACGTGGCCGCAGATGAGGCAGCCGGAAATCTGGATTATATGTTCCGGGATGGGGGCAACGCGGACGGTTTATTTACTTTCCGGGTCAAGATGCCCGCGTCAGGCGCATCTATGTGCCATTGCATCCTGCGTGCGGCAGCGGGGGTGAAGTTTATCAGCGCCGCTATTAATTTGGGAACAAGTTCACTCAAGATCGAAGTTTGGGACGGCGGGCCTAACCCGGCTCACGAGGTTGCCAGCGTCGCCTATACCTGGGTAAATGGATCTACTTATGACATTACCGTGATGGCTTATGGCAACCAATACGCCGTATGGGTAGACGGTGTGTTAAAGATTGGTTGGACTGCGGATGCAGGCAGTCACTTCCTGACTGCAACCGGAGTGGGTTACGGGGTGCGCGGGCGCAATATCATTGCAACCTGGGCCGCTCATCGCTTTGACAATATTGCCGCCTATCCCCATACCCTGACCATCCCTACCGACCTGACGACAGGAAAAGTACCAGATATATTGACAGGCGGATCAACCCTGGCAAGTGATACGTTTACCGATACTGATGCAGTGCGGTTGAATGCGCATACTGCCGAAAGCGGCGGAGCCTGGACAGAACACACAGGCACCTGGACGGTGCAAACCAATCGGGCGTCTTGTGCATGTGCGGCTGGCGAGAACTTTGCGACACAAGATATAGGGTCGGTGGATGCTGAGGTTACGGCAGATTGCATTACCCCCGGCACATTTGCAACTGACTATCTAACAAGCGGAGTGACGGTACGTTATGTAGACGCCAATAATTATATAGCCGTGAAATTTATTATGGCTGTGGGTTCGCCTAACCAGGACGAAATAGAGATACACGAATTGATTGACGGCGCGGGGGGCGTAGTAAAGAAGATCAACCTGGCTAACTTCTATGCCGTCGGTACTACCTATTCGCTGAAGGTTCAATGCAAGGATGATTTGATACAGGTGATCTTGGATGGGAAACCGCGCTTAAGTTATTACACTCAGTCCGGCTCTCCGATGGGCACTAGGTTTGGGTTGAACAGGAATAATCAGGACGACGGGGTTGTGTTCGATAACTGGACGGTGAAGGCGCTATGACCGGCATCGTTGCATCTATCCACCTTGACACCCGCGAGCTAGACCGCATCACGAAAGAATTGCGCCCGCACGCACAGAAGATACTCAAGGCGGGGGCGTTCGCGGTGGAGGCGAAGGCCAAAGCGGTTATCCAGGCCAAGCACATTTGGGATACTGGTGCTTTACATGCCAGCATCACGCCGCGGCAGGTGGCGGAGTGGACCTGGTGGGTAGAGGATGCCAATCTGGATTATGGTCTATGGATAGAAATTGGGCATGATACCAGAGGCCATGGGAGACACATCGCCGCACGCCCATTTATGACCCCCGCCGTGGAATGGGCCAGGCCGCACTTCGATGAAAGCTGGAAGGAGTTATTCGAGTGAGCATCCTAAACCCGCTATACACATCACTCTATACAACCCTCCAAGGCGGCACGGCGCTAACCTCCCTGTTATCCGGCACGGCAGCCATCTACAACAAGCAAGCGCCGGATAATGCGGTACTGCCCTATGTGGTATTCAGTCACCAGGGCGGCGGACCGGATAACGACTATGCCGCCCGCAACGAGAATAGCGTAGTGTTCATCCGGGGCTACGCCGGGACAGACCCGGCAGCCAGGGCAATTGATGACGCCGTGGATGCGCTGATTACTGGAAAGAATATGGCAATTACGGGTTACTCTACATTTTGGAGCGCAAGGGAAGTCGACCTTGATTTGGTTGAAACAACCACCAGCGGGCAAAAGATTTACATGGCTGGTGGATTCTATCGGATACGAGCGAGTAAATAGGAGTTGATATGTCAGCAATAGCATATGCAGGTAGTTCGTTAGTCGCCACCTGGACATCAGGGACCGCGTCCGTGGCTTTGGCGGGCGACTTCCGCACCGTCACTTATACGCCGAGTCTGTCGTTTTACGATGCCACCTCCGGCAGTGACACCTCAGTCAAACGCATCACGGGCATGGCAGACGGGGCAGCCAGTTTCGCGGGCGTGATGGGGACGGGCGGTATCTCAGGCGGTACGACCGGCTTCACATTCCTCAAGGAAGGCTCATACGGTACGCTGGTTGTGCAGCCAGAAGGCACGGCGGTCGGTAAGGTCAAACTCACCCTCCCGTGCATCTCCCTGGGCATCAAGTGGAATATTCCCTACAACAACATCGTGGAATATTCGATTGACTTCCAGCAATTCTCGACCCGTGTGGACGGCACGAACTAATGAGCGACCTCACCCTAGCGGACGGGCGCGAGATCGACATTGACTTAGAGGCCATCACGATCAAAGAGTACCGGGAACTGTTTAGTCCTAAACAGAGCGCGGCGGACGAAACCGCGGTGCTGGCAAAGGCGGCGGGGTTGACCCCGGAGGAAGTGGAAT